TCTAATTGATAGTTCTCACATTCTAATGTTGCTAAACTGTTTGCTTCTTGTACTGCTCTAATGTGCATATAAACATTGTGTGACATTAGTATACCATATGTAAAACTATCCCAAGATGTTTTGCCTTCCTTATGTATTTTGTTTAACATGCCAGGAGCATACCAATTAACATCACCAGTTGTAACTCTTCTACCAATCTCACTCTCCCAAGGGAAAGGATTTTCAGATAATCTACCTGGACTAAAGTGACTGAATGCTTTATTGTCAAAACACTTCTCCATAATGTAACTCATTTGTTCACTTGTAATTTTATTCCTAGTGTACACTAATCCGTTTGCACTACTGATGTATGGACTAGCACAATCAAAACTAACTGTGATGTTTGGGTTTACATGTTCTCTTAACTGTCTTTGTATGCTTGTAAGCATTACACCCCATTCAAGTTTACTAGTACCTAAGAAGTGAATCCAGTCTTTGTTTTGTAGTAGTTCATCATCACGCATAGTGATAAGTCTTTTAAGAACCATATGCATGTCACGAATGTTATTACCACCCATGCCCCAACCTTCTAATCCATCTGGACCTTCGGAGTAAGGCTTAACTGTTTGATACCATTGCTCTGCATCTTCCCAATATGTTCCTTGCAATACATTTAACCATTTAGTATTACCTAAGCGATTATCTTTAAACCAATCTAAGTTAAATGTAGTACACTTTAAACATTCATCAAAGTTCTGTAGTCCAGTCTTTTCTCTAAAGCCAGGCTTACATGCCCAACTTGGTACATCAAATGTCATACTCCAGTCTGCTGTTCCTTCTAACCAAGCAAGGATTTTTGCACGGACTCTATCGGCATCGCCTTTGTATCCTGCATCACCTGGTTTTTCAAAAAAGTTTTCCCAGTCAAACTTAATAACACCTTTACCAATTTGGAAACCACCTGAGTCTCCAACAATAGTTGTATTTGTTCTGTCTCTGCCTTGTATAATGTGTTCCATTACAGCACTCTTATCTAAATCTAAGTAGGCATGACCGGCACTATAAAGTGCTTTGTTGTAATAGTAGTAACCTTTCTCTTTATCTAAGAAGTTCATTCCTTCAAAGCCATGTTCAAAACCTTTAGGAACTCTGTCTCTACCATCTACATTAGGAATGTATCCTTCTACACTATTACATCTGCCCAATAGCTCTGTAAAGAATCCACTGATTGCTGGCAAGAATGTTGCGTAATCGCTGTGCTTGGAGGATAAATCTCTCATTATGACCTCGCAGGTAGTAAGTAAGTATAAACACCCATGCCACTATCTACTTTAATTTGTAGTAAGCCTTGGTTGTTAAAACTCATAACTAAGTTTGAATTGTCTCCTAGTCTTAGTATTTTTAGTACGACATCTAAAGACCATTTCCATTCTGTGTTAATCTCACCATCTACATTATTGTCTATAAGAATTTTAGTTCTGTCGCTACCGCCATCTCCAACATGGAAATATAAAGCACCATCTTCTGTTTTAGGCATAAAGTTGGCTTCATAGGCGGCTAATATAGTATTGAAATATGTTAAGTCCTTCATCATTTTCTGACTAGGTTCAATGTTTACATCAAACTCTGCACCTTTAAACTTAATATCTTTAAGTTGTTGGTTAATAACATCTGCTAACATAAATCTATAATGTGCATCTGTTCCGTTCTCACTAACAAATTCAACTTCTGTTGGAACTGTCTCACCGTTCCTTTCTTGTGTAACAACTTTTACAGTTGCGGTTTCATTTTCAAAGTCTGGATATTGTAAGTAACCTTTTAACACACCCATTCTTGATAATCCAACAGTTGCATCAACAAAATCAACAACTGGATTGTTCATTTCACCTTTAAATATAACTGTTTTATCTGCGTCAACAGTTTCAACTTCTGTTGCTTCTGCTGTACCTTTAATTTTTACCATTTCAAAAATGCCTAAGTCATGTGTATGACGAAGTATATCTTTCATAGTATCTTTTATATAATTATTCATAATTTCTCCGATAGAATATTCTTTTTAGTATTGTACACTTATTATTTAGACAAGTCAAGTACTTTTTTCCATTTTTCTTAGATTTCTTTTATCAAAATACAACCTTGTATATGTTTTTCTAACAATAGCAAAGGTTGTAAATACTATTGTTAAAAAGACCGAAGTCCAAAAAATTGTTAAGTCCCACCAATATGCTATGTTTAGTAAGACTATGTTCAATGGAAAGTTAATTATAAGAGCCAAAAATGTATCAATTGTAGACTCCCGAAGTGCTTGTTTCTTTCCATATGTCATATTAAAATTCAAAGAATGCATCTAACGTTTCTGCGTTGTTGGCTCTGTTTAAGTCCCAACCCATTACACCTAGTACATTTCCTATCTTTTTATCCAAAACTGCTTGTTCCATTGCATCATCATCAAATGGCAATTCTTTAAACCATTGTGGAACTTTTAATTCATCTGTAGGATATGCAATGCTTGTATAGTTCATAGGATTGTTCTTTAATCTACAAACAATAACTTTTGCACCATCCATAATATTTAAACTGTAGTTGTCGCTATTAGCAAACTTCATATTGTTATAATTAATACTTGCTCTAACATGCCCAGGAATCATTTTGTTTTCTTTCTCGCCTTTTATTGCTTCTAGTTTATGCAATGTCATATTACTACCAGGACCTTTAAGTTGATTGTTGAGCTTCTTAGTGTACTTGGTCAAGTTATTAACACGTTTGGGCATACCTTTCTTCCAAGAATCTAACGACTTGAAGTCTGTTTTAAAGTCTTTAATCATTTGTATAACATTATCTTCACCTTCGCCTTCTAATGTAGCATCTAATATTTCCTCTAAGAAATCTTGTACAAATTCTGGAGTATCACTTCTTTTGATATCCATTCCCATTACTTTTAGTTTACCACCTTCTGGTTGATATCCTTCAATGTCTAAACATTTAATAGCATATCTTTTCTTAGTAATAAACAAACCACTCTTACCAACTACTTCTCTACCTGCTTTTATAATACTGCCTAAGTTCAATGGACAGTTAAAGTCCTTCTTCATAAACTCAGGGAATGTATCTGAAACTTGGTCACTGATACGGTCATACAAAGCGATAGCATTGTCCATATCTAAGGACATATCATCTGGCATAGCCGGTGTGGCTGTAAAATACACAGAGTCTGTATCGCCATAAATCAAACAGTCGCCTGTATGATCGTAACTTCCTGTGAGCAACTCATTCACTTTTGCTCCCATGTGGCGAGTGATTCGCCTACCAGTCAAAGTAGTACTCTGACCAATTCTTTTATCGAAGAACCTACAGCCTGGATTCAATACCGCTCCATATAAACTATTAAGGTTAATCTTTTTAACTAACTGTCTCTTATCCCAAAATGCAATCTCTTCTGCATCTGTGGCGGCTTTCTTTTTAGCCTGTAATTCTTGTCTCTCTACATACCAACGTTCTAGTAGTCCTGGAATAACTCCTGCTACATCTGTTTTAAATATTGTGCCGTTACTACTAATGCACCAAGGTTGACCACTATTAAATATTAAGTTAAATACATCTGCACCAGTTACATCTAAACTGCTACCATCTTCCATGTCTAATTTCATTACATGATTTACATCTTTGTCCATTACCATTTCATATTCGTTAGTACCAAACTTACCTAACCAAGCATCTGCAAAGGACATCTTCTCTAATTTAATTTTGTTTGTTAGTTCTTCTTCTGTGAAGTCTTGTCTTAACTGTCCTACAATAGTTTCCTGTGCCATATTCAATGCACGGAACACACTAGGGTATAGGGAGTTGATATCCATAGAGCCTATCCATTCATGGAATCCTTTCTTAGGAGTTGCCACATAGGCACCAGCCGCCGCTGTACTAGTTGGATCAGGCTTACTACGTTTTCTATCTGGAACACACATGCCACGCCTATGTGCTTCGTTAATGATTGCTTGTTCTGTAGTTGCTACAGCACCCATTGTTGTAAACAGTAATACAGTATTGTCATGTGCAATAGTATTAGCAAGGTCAATGAACTGTAACTTCTTATCCATGTTAGCAATCAACATAACATCTTGAATGTTATATTCTAAGAACTTATAAAAATCATGATTATATAATCTATCTAAACTACCTTCATAGGCTACTTTCTTTTCACCTAACTCCATCTCTCCAATAAAGTCTAGTCTGTAACTATGTCGTTCTTCATAGTTAAACTTTCTATATAGTTGCATGTAATCTAAATGCACTCTACCTATTAGGTCATAACTTTGTCTTTCACTACCAAAGTTATCATATGTTCTTTCTTTTGGGAATTGGTCAAACAAACACATCTTTCTAGTTTCGCTTTTACCTAATACTTTTATTATGCGATTGATTGTGTAAGGAATATCATACCCTTCACTGTTCCAGCCACTAATAATATCTGCATCTTCTATTAGTTGTAAGAATGTTTTAAGCATCTGTGCTTCATCTCTAAACAACATAACTTCTGATAACGGCTTTGCAACTTCTTGTGCTTGTTCCCAACTTAATGTCTTAGGTGGTACAGCCAAACATACCATTGCGTCCATCCAATCAAGATAAACACCAATAGCAGTAATAGGCATAAATGCATCTTCAGGTGAACTAAATCCTTTTACAGGATCAAAGTCTACTTCTATATCATAAAATGCACTATGCAGTTTAGGTTGCTCTACACCTAAATAATGTTTTGCTAATGTTTTGTTTACAGGTTTTACATCTGTTTCGTAAAGTTGTCCACTGCTTCTATTAATAGCAATATTCTTTTTAAAGTCTTTGAAGTTTCTACATACAACTTCTGTAACTGGATCACCATACACACTTCTAGACTTGCCTTTAGGATCGGCATAATAAAAATTGTATTCTGGTTTGTGCTGAACTAATAGACGTTTACCATTTACCCTCTCGGATACATGTATTACGTCTTTTGTCCTGTCATGGAATGCGTCTACATAACTCACTAATTGATTCTCCTAAACGTGAATTAAAGGTTATCTTTGCCGATTGCCGCTAGTATTGTTTCTAACTCATCGAATTTATCTGATTCTTCTCCAAAGTTTGCCTTGTGGGCTACCTTAATTGCTTTGTTTAGGATTGCTGGTCTAAGATCCATTTCTTCTGCTATTGCTTTAACAGTTTCCCTTAGTCCAGTATTTAGAGCTTCTACTTCGTAAAGTACTTGTTCGCCCTCTTGAATGATTCGTTTTAGTCTTGCTATTTCTTCTGTGTTGAATGTTCTATTGAATGCCATCTGTGTTACCTCTGTGTATAGATATATTTATTATCATTAAAGTATTATAT